TATAATGACACAGGAAATTACGATACATTTAATTTTACAAACGTAAAACAACATTCAGGTAGAACTTATTACGTAAGGCTTTATATTTGGGGGATGGATAGGTGGCCGAATGCTACTACAAGTAGTTATAGGGCAATTATTCGAGACATACAGATACTGGAAAGAGAATGGGCTCCAGAAAATTATCAATCGGATACTGCATATTATTAATATAATCAAATTATCTAGCTAAATCTTGATTAACTACAATTTACTCTGATATAATACTTGTTATGAATGAACAAAATTTAGATATCAATATCATCATGCAAGCTTTTCAAGAAAAAGTAGGCCAGTTAATAACAGAATTAGTGATTAAAGAAGCTACAATAAAGCAACTAACCATACAGTTAAATCTAGCCCAATCATCGTCAGATGCATTCGAAATACCAACCAATCCAAAGGAAAAAGTAAAATAATGTCAAAACAAATAAAAGCTACAACAGAACAAGCTCCAGTAGAACAAGCTCCAGTAGAAGAAACTGTAGAAACGCCAGTACAGCCTAAAAAAGATTTTGCTATCTCTATTACAATTAGCGATCAAAACCTTGGTTATAAAAGTGATTTCAACGAGGCTGAAACAGTTTTTTGGCTGGAGTCAGTTAAGGCTCTTATTGTTAAAAGAGCTTTTGAGGCTACAGAATTACAAGCTCAATAGTTAACTTCTCCTTTGTAGTTTTAAATACTACTATTAACTTATATATTTAAACAGGAGAATATAAATGGCTTTAAAAGATTATCTTCCATTTGTCCAGAATAGTTCTGCCGATTTTCTAGCAAAGTCCATAGAACCAGATCAGGTCAAGTCTTTGTCCAAGACGCTTAAACCAGCAGCTTTGGCTTTGGGCTTTCGTGGCACAACTTACTACTACAATGTTAGGGCTACCTTTGAACCATCTCCCTATAACTTTGAAAGAATACTACAGGCTCTAGATACCGACTCCTATGCTAAGCAAGGTATGCTTAAATATAAGGAGCTGTTCTGGAAAGAAGGCTGGAAGATTACTGGAGAAAATCCAGAGGCTGTTGCCTATATCAATCAAAGAATTGACTTCATGGAAATAGCCATGAAGAGACCATTTAGTGATTTTCTTCTTGAGGTAACAGATCATCTAATTAAATTCTCTAACGTATTTATTGTTAAGGCAAGAGCTGATATGTCTCAGTACTTCCCTACTCCTTTAACACCGATAAATGGCACTCAACCAATTGTTGGTTATTATATTATCCCAACTGAGCAGGTTAGAATCTTACGAGACAAGCACAATAAGCCTAAGGCCTATAGACAGCAGACTAACCCCTGGACCTACATGCCGACAGACAAAGACCCTGTATGGGACGCTGAGAAGGTAATCCACTTACATTTTGACAAGAAGACCGGACGTGCGTTTGGCACTCCATTTATTAGTGCAGCCCTAGATGACATTATCGCTTTAAGACAGCTTGAAGAAGATATTCAAAACTTAGTTCATAGAGAATTATTCCCTCTTTATAAATACAAGATTGGAACAGCGGATCAACCAGCTGAGCCAGAGGAAATAGAGAGAGCATCTTCTGAGATAGAAAGTATGCGAGCTGAGGGTGGATTAATTCTTCCTTTTAGACATGACGTAGAAGTCATAGGTGCAAATAATGCCTCGTTAAATGCTGAAGGTTATTTAAATCACTTTAAAGAAAGAGTAGCTATTGGACTTGGCGTAGCACCTCATCACTTGGGCATGTCTATGAACGGTGGCAACAGAGCCATGACCGACAGATTAGATACTGCGCTATATGACAAGGTTAAGCAATATCAAAAGCAAATGTCCGAGATGATTAGATTACATTTCTTCAATGAATTATTGTTTGAGGGCGGATTTGATCCAATCGTGAACCCAATGGAAACAGGTCTTTCTGATAGATGTTACTTTAAATTTAATGAGATTGACGTTGATACTCAAGTCAAAAAAGAAACTCACATAATACAAAAGTATACTAACTCAACAATCACTTTACCAGAAGCTAGAATACAACTTGGCATGGATCCAGAGTATGATAGAGACGAATTGTTTGCAGGTATTCAAGCTGATATCCAAATGGAGATAGCAAAGAATCAAGCAGAAGTAGTAGCAGACAACGCTCCTCCAGTAACAGCAGGGGCTCAGAATTCAGATAAACAAAAACCTGCTCCTAAGGGCCAGAAGAATCTGCCATCAAAGAGAAAAGGTGCTGGCAATGTAATTCGCCCAGCAAATCAGCAGGGCAGAAGAACTTCTCCTAATATAAGAAGATCTGATCTTTCTTGGCTCCCAATGATTGAAAATGCACTCAAAGACGAGTATAATGTATATGAGCAAGACGAAACAGTCGAACGAAACGAACAGGTAGATTAATGTATATTGAATCAGAAATAGGCAAGCAAATGAGATACGGCGATAATGCAATTGATGCATTCTTGACGGCAGTAGATAATGGTCAAGCTAGATTGGGCTTGCAAATTCTAGTTGATATTGTTGTTGCTTTTGCAGACAAAATTGATGAACTTGAAGCGGCCAATAAAAAAGAAGATGTTGTTGCCGTCGAAGAAATTATCACACCTGCAGATGTACCCGCGCCTGCAGCTGTGCCCGCAGTAGAAGCAGAAGCACCTAAGGTTGAAGAATCAAAGCCTCTTACGAAAGAACAAGAAGTTCAATCTAGAAACAAAGTTGCTCCCAAAGAAGCCACTACCGAAAAGTAAAATGAAGCTCATTATAGGTTGCCCTATATATGATAGGGAATGGATATTCCCAGCTTGGGCATCTTGCATAGAAAATCAATCTTTTCCATTAAGTGAAATAGGTTTTGTTTTTGTTGGAAGTAAAGACGATACTGGGACTATAGCTATGATTGAAAGATGGAAATCAGTTCATCCAGAAATCCCTTTTGTTGATTTTATATCGGCAGATACTTTAAACCATTCTTCACATGAAGAAGGAATGCGTCAATGGACTATCTCTAAATATGAGAATATGACTAATTTAAGAAATATTCTTTTAAATAAAGTTAGAGAATATGAGCCTGATTATTTCTTTAGCCTAGACTCAGATATCCTATTAACTAATCCAAGCACTATTGAATTATTGATAGCCCATATAAAAGATGGAGCTGATGCTGTAAGTCCACTTATGTTTATGACTCCTGTAGGAATGAGATTTCCTAGTGTTATGAAGTGGATTGGCGAAGTAGGCAAAAAGGCAATGAGAATCGATAACTTTCCTCTAGGGACTTACTTCCAATCAGACATTATAATGGCAGCAAAAATGATGTCAAAAAATGTATATCAAAATATAAACTATCAAATACATGAGCAGGGAGAAGATCTTGGCTGGTCTGGGAACTGTGGCAAAATGGGATATAAACTGTTTAGTGCATCTTACATGTATGCTCCCCATATAATGAGTAAAGCCATGTTTAATGATTTTGTTAAAAATGGCGATTTAAGACATAAAGATGTGTTGCAATCTTTATCTAAAGTATGATATTCTTATATAAGAATGTTTAGTTTATAATAACTTAACTTACTATAATGTTTAGTTTAAACTGCTCTTTAGGGAGAACAAATAAATGACTTTTGAATTCACGGAGAACTTTACCGTTCAACTTCCAGATATCAGCGAGAGCAACTATAATTTCTCGGAATCATTTAATGCTAATTATGGTTTAATTATTGAAGTTGCTGCAATCCATGAACGGATTGACTTCTAATTACAATAACTATTCCGCTGCAGAACTTGAAAAAGCCTTGCAGTCTTGGGTTGAGCCATACCCTAAGCCAATAATAATGAACCATGATCTTAACACAGAGCCTATTGGTCGTGTTATGGCAGCAAAGATGGATAAAGAAGGTGACGGAAGTCCTTTCGTAAGATTGCAAGTTGCAATTACAGATCCAGTTGCTGCTCAAAAGATCCTCGACAAGAGATATCTTACTGGTTCAGTTGGCGGTAGAGCAGGAAAAGCAGTTTGTTCCATTTCCGGAGAAGATCTCGCTACCGAGAACGCATCAGGAAGACCAGCTGCTCCTAAGTATCGTAGAGGTCAAGTTTACAAAGGTAAGCTTGCATTCATAGATATGCAAGACATTTCCTTTAAGGAATATTCTTTCGTAAACCAACCTGCTGACGGTAAGTCCGGGGTTAGATCCACTACTGTAGTGGACGATGAAAACAAAAAACCAACCTCAGAAGGCTGGGTAGCTAAGAGTTCTGCTTTCGTTCTACACATGAACGAAGAAGATATTTACTCTTTTGATGAGCATGAATCTTTATTGAAAAATATGAAAAAGAAAGAATCAAAGCCTCTTTATCTGCACCTCAAAGGCGCTTTCCTTACTGCCATGGCAATACAGGAGAGCGAAAGTGCACATAGTGAAGCTAATTCATTACTATCTAGCGGAGAAGTTGAAAAAGATATTAATCCACAGGAGAAATCAAATATGGACGCAAATGTTGTAAGCGAGGACATACTCGCTGCTGTTGAAGATCTAAGTCAAGATCTTTCAGCTATAGCTTCTGGAACAGTAGAAGAATCAGAAGAGACCCCTGCAGAAGAGGCTCCTGAGACAGAAGCACCAGAAGTAGAAGAGGCTCCCAAAGAAGAGACCGCTAATGAAGAAGTCCCAGAAGCTGCAGAAGAATCAGCTAAAGGTGAAGAAGCAAGTGATAAAGCTGTAGTTGAAAACGAAGCATTATTAGAAGCTATTCAAAAGATTCTAGAAGATGCTGCTACAGTTGATGCTAGCACAGCTGCTGCTCTTTTGGTAGCAAATGAATTAAACCAAAAAGAAACTGCCGATATCTTGACTGAACAAGATGGCCAACACAAAAAGTGGCTATGGCAGTTAAAGTCTTTCCTCAAGATGGAGGCTGGAGAACCAGCTGATGAATCATGGAGAATAGCAAAGTCTGAAGAAGTTTCAGAATCAGCAGAAGAACTCGTTGTAGTTGATTCAGCTAATCCTGAAGTTTCAAAAGAAGATCAAGAAGAAGAAGTGGCAAAAGCAGAGCTCACTGGCAACGAAAGCGCCTCTGAGGAAAATGCTAATGCTAGCAAGCTTCAATCTCTTGAAGAAGAAAACCAGAAGCTCAAAAATGCATTACATAGAACTCTTGTCGAAAGAGTTGTAGACGCAAAGATTGCAGCTGGAGTTGAATCACAAGAAATTAGAGAGTCTCTTATCCAGGAACATGTTAGCCGTTCGGCTTCATCTCTTGCTGACTCTTTAAGAGATCTGGCAAAAATGCCAGCTACCAAGAAAATAGCTGGAATGATGTTAGAGATGAATTCAGAAATTGAAGTTATTGAGGGTGAACAAAATGTCACCACCATTAATGGAGAAGAAGAAGTAGTCGAAGAAAAAGTGACAAATACTCCAGAGCAGTTATTTGTAGATGCCTTAATGGGCCGCCGTAAACTTTAATCATAATCTAAGGAGAAATTTAAATGAGTTTAGCAAAATTTCGTAAAGTAGGGACTAAGACCGGCACAGGCCGTTTAGTAGTCTCAGAGGGTATCGCTCCAGCAGCTTACCTCCTAACACACCCAGGTCTCCCGACCTTTTATTCAGACAGTGAAGATGATCGTTTTGAAATTGTAATCCCTAAGGGTACAATCATTTCAGTTATTGCTGACGCTAATGGTGATGCAAGAGTAGTTCCAGCTAATGGTTCTGGCTCTGCAGTAACCTGGGGCGACAACATGCCAGACTCATGGTCTCCACTTACAGGTGCAACCCCTGCGTACAGCTCAGGCGCTACTGACAGCATTGAAGTAGCACTAAGAAGCGTTCCAGTCGGCGTTGCCCAATACGATCTCTACCGTCCTTTTGACAAGGGCACTTCACAGGGTGCTGGTTTCATCACTCATGGATACGTAGAGTACCCAATGGTCAATGGCATTAACAACGACGTAACAGTCGGTTCATTAATCGCTCCAGACTTTATGGGTCGCCCAAGAGCATTATCAGCTGCTGACTGTGGATCATACCCATGGTTGCAAGTTGGTAAGGTAATTGAAGTAGAGAAGTTCGCCACCAATTTTGATGACGGCCTCCTCTCCTACATGCAGTTGCCTTCAGATCCGGGCGCTCTCAAAACCGTTTTTGAAATCACGCAAAGTGGTCCATTCAACGGCAAGTTGGGCATCCGTTCAAACCTGGATGTAAACAATGTCATTGGCGCATTCCGCGTCAACCTAACCTTATAAAAAGAAAAGAAGGAAAACCCTAAGATGAGTAAAACAATCCAAGAACTCCTTTCCGGCCTCCCAGCTTGGGAAACCGCATTATCAGAGGATGGGTACATCGACGAAGACAACAGAGTTACTGTCAAGGAAGCTTTTGCATCACCAGATGCAGCAGCACTTTTCCCTAAAGTTATCTCTCGCACTCTAAGAGAGGCTGCAGAGCCACAATTGTTGATCACACCCTTACTTTCTACTGTTCGCCTTGGAAAGGGCCGTTCATTAGAATTCCCAGCAGTTAATGCAATCCAAGCAGCAGAGATCCCTGAAGGACAAGAGTACCCAGAGCAGTCACTCGCATTTGCGAAGCAGATTGAAGGCAAAGTGTCGAAGAAGGGCGTTAAGCTCTCCTTTACAGAGGAAGTCATCGCTGACTCCCTTTGGGACATCGTTGGTCTTCACGTCCGCGCAGCAGGTCGTGCAATGGCTCGCTTGAAAGAGCAGATCGCACTAAGTCGTTTCAAAGACGCCGCAACTATTGTCTTCGACAATGACAGTGGTTCATACGATGACACAACTGGTCGTGACATCACCGGTGCCTTCAATGACACCATCACGTGGGACGATATCGTCGACATGGCAGCAGTTCTCATGGCAGAAAAGCATGTTCCAACCGACTTCATCCTTCACCCATTGATGTGGTCAGTATTCCTTAAAGATGCAATCTTCCACTACGGTGGAGCAGCATCTGCAGTCAATACAAGTTGGGGCTACCGTCCATCAAATGCAGATGGCGCACTTAACGCAACTGCACCTATGGGCCTTAATGTCCTTGTCTCACCATTCGTAAGCTTCACAGCCAAGAGCGGTGCTACGGCAGCTAAGTCTGACCTCTTCTTGATTGATAGAAACGAAGTTGGTTCATTGTTGGTCAAGGACGATATGTCCACCGACCAGTTCGATGATCCTTCACGTGACATCCGTCAATTGAAGATGAAAGAGCGCTACGACATCGTAATGCTTGGCGATGGTGAGGGTATCACTGTTGCTAAGAACGTTAACCTCAGCCGTAACTACGAGGTTCTCGTTACTAACGAAACAGCCTAATCTTAGGACAATTATAGTTGCGGTCACTTTGGTGACTAAACCTAAGGGATTTGGGACGGTAGGTAACTACCGTCCCTTGTTCTTTTTCCAAACAAGGTTACTAAATGTATAGGCAAATAAGGAGATAATGTGGCACTATATTTAATAGAGCACGCTAGTGTAGACGCTGACGTAGTAATAATTAAGTTTGGTAGAACTGTTAAAATCAGTACTCTAATTAATCCAAACTTTACGGTAGAAAGCACTGACGCAACTCCAATTGTTGTCAATAGTCCATTTGCCCCTATCAATACAATTACTGATTATAATCAGATCTCTAGAACATTAAGATTATTTTGGGACCAGCAGTTAACTGCTAATAAAGAATATAAAATAAAAGTAACCAATCTCTTTGATGCCGTAAACGAAAAGATACCATCAGAAAGTATAGTCTTTACAAAGAATGACGATGCTACTCCATCTACGGTAATAGCTAATATAACTTCATTTCAAGAACCTGATTATGAAGAGATTTTAATTGAAGATAAATCTTTAAGAATAGATGCTTTTTCTACAGTTCAAATTATTGCTAAGAATCCCAATTTTTTTATAAAATCAATAGATCCAGAAAATGGTTCATTTTATATAGACAACTCCCATAACAACGGCAGAGTCACAATTACCTTTAACGCTCGCCCAGCTTCTAACTTTCTTAATAATGATTACTTTAAAGTACAAAGAAAAAAAATTCAAAGAATACCATCTAGATGGGAAACAGTTTCAGCTAATGTCTCAATTCATTCCTGGGAGCCAGAAGTGTATTTAGATATGCCTTCTACAGATGCTACTCCTGTGTTCTATCCAAGCGACAAAGAATATTATGAAACTGGCTATAAATATAGGATTATAATATCTAAAGATATAGGTATTTAATATGTCTAATTTTGTTTACAAAAAAGCAAAAGAAGCAATATTAAATGGACAAATAAATTTTTCTTCTAATCAATTTAAACTACTATTTGTAAATACTGTAAATTATACAGCAGCGGAATCGTCAGATGAGTTTCTTTCAGGGATCAATAATAGTGCCATAGTTGCCACCAGTGCTGCTATTACTGGAGTAACAAACAC